CTACTCATTCACCATTTTCCACTGTTCCCTGGCTTCTGCACGCTTCACATCCAGATACTGTGCAAGATCCACGGCACTGACCAGCCAAGGGCTTTTCTGCGAGTCACCAGCGCGATACGCAGGTACCGGCAGGGCCTGGGCGCCTGCACGAAAGCTAGCAGTACGGGCGCTCAGGCCAAAGAAGCGCGGAGCGACTTCATCCAGTGGGAGTTCGCTGCGGCCGTCGAATTCAGCGAGTAGTCCGAAGTACGTGTTCATTTTGATTGGCTCCTTTGGCGAGCTCGCCAGTGATTAAAGCGGTTACGGATTTGCCGGAAGGTTTGGCGCGCCTGGTAGTTGCTATCCAGCTCGGCGCGGCTCTGGATCTTGCACGCGGCGATTAGCCAGTCGCGGGCGTCTTCCGCATTGTGGGTACCGTCGGGCAGGGCGGCTTCTTCGATGCCAAACTTGGCCCGCCGGCGGCGGTCCAGGTAGAGCTGAAAGGCATGGTCCTGGCAGAGCATCGCGGCTTGGCGTGCCACTGCGCCCCCTTTGGGCTGTTCAGCGCACATGCCGCCCCCTAAGTTCACGGATGCCCTGACACTCGATGCATGTTGTTGCCCAAGGCGCAGCCTGGCGGCGAGCGGCTGGGATTTGATAGCCACAGTCGATGCATTCATCGTGTGCGGCTGGTTTCGCAAGCTGGGCGCGGTTGGCCAGCGTGGCTTCCAGGGTGCGCTGGGTGATTTCCGCGGCGCGGTCGACGTTATCGGCCATGGTGATTCCTTCGATTAACAAAGTTCGGGCGGGAAGTACTCTTCCTGCGGGGTTCGGGTGGGCGGCGCGAAGAGGTTTCGCGCGGCTTCTTTGGCTTCCTGGCCTTCGCGGTAGGCGTCTTCCGCTTCAGCCCGGTAAATTTCTGAGCGCTTCCACTCTTCGAGACGTTCGCGCTGGGCTTTTTTCTCTTCCGGTGAAGGCTCTCGGGGCTGAATATCTGGCCCCTGCGTACAGTTAGTGACACGAGTCCAAGTGGACTCGGCTGCGCCTCCTCCCAAAACCTCCTGGTGGCTGCGCGACTTACTGCGCACTTGCCAGCGGTAGAAGCGGGTCAGGTATTCGTGCTCATTGCCTCGGCCATCGGAAACAACAATGCCGAAAGTGCCGATGGTCTGTTCACCGTGGCGGCCTTTGGCTTCCACACCTTCGCTTACCTCGCCAGTAGAGTGGCTGTATTCGAGGCGGTCGAGATCCACGCGCGGCATGGTCCAAGGTTTTACGGGGCGCTGTTTGCGGGGCAGGTTGGGGCCGCCCATCAAGCGTAGAAATTGATCCCACTGGCCGGAGTTCGCCGCTTTGCGGATCTGCTCAAGGCGACTTGCAATGCGCTGATCGGGACGCGTCGCGGCTTCCCAGTTTTCCAGCTCATCTAGGTGCTTATCGTTCAAGCGGCGGATCTCACGCCACACCGTAACGCTAGGCAGGCCCACGAACTGAAACTGGCGGATCCCCCAAACAGCAGCCCACGATTCGATACGCGGCGCCACGCTGTTGAGGTCGTGGCCGTAGGTGTCTTTGTCGTCGTTCTCCACGCCATCGCGAGTGAACTGCTGGCCGTTGATGTTCTTCGAGATGTACTTGGCCACGTAGCCCGCCGCGGTACCGCGGCGATAGTCGATCTTCTCGACTTTGAAACGAGCATTGGTTTTCTCACCGCGTCGGTCGTAGAGCTCTTCTGGTGTGTCCGCTTCAGCGTGGCAACGCAGGATCTCGTTCACTGTTTCGGCTTGTTCCGATGCGGTCCAGATGAGCAGATGCCAGTGAGGTGTGCCATCGTGGTGGGGCTCGACCACGCGAATGCCGTACACGCCCACGCCTTCGCGGGCGAGCTTTGCGCGGGTACGCGCCCAAACGCCTTGTAGGTAGGCTTGAGCGTCGCGCGGTGTGCTGCCGTCGTACTTCGGATTGCGGGCACCGCTGCGCGACAGCACAGGGTGGAAGCGTGACGGCGCCGTGATGGTGTAGAACATGCCTACATGACCCAGGCGGCGGGCTTCTACCTCGGTATCCCGAATGCGCAACATGAGTTCAGCGCGGCGGTGGTCCGGGTTAGAAAGGCCCAACTCGGCCAGCTCCGCCAGGGTATAAACCTGGCCTTCCTGGTTGATGGCTTCCAACGCTTCCAGCAGTGCCCGGTTACGGTTCTTCTGAGAGCGCCGGCGTTCCAGTGTTACGTTGCTGCAATAGATGCCCGCACGCTTATGCACGCGGTGGGCTTCGCGTTGCACCTGCTCCAACCGGCGGCCGCCCAGGCGGCGCAGTTGGCGACGCCACCAGATTGGGTCTGTCAGTTTGGCCAGCTGCACGCCGCTTTTCAGCCGCAGGCTGGGTGGGTTGATGCTGTGCAGGTGTGCCCGGTGGCGGGCGGTAGCGAGCGCCATTTCATTGACGACGGACAGATTCATCACCGGCGCGCGGTGCCAGTTGAAGACTGCCATCAATGGAATGATGCCCAGGGGCGGGCTAAGGGGATTACGTGAACTCGCGATTTGTTGCGCCATTTCCCGCGCCTGGCCGGAAAGGGTGCGGGCCTTGATCGGCTTGAGGTTGAGCGGCGGCGGAAGCAGGCCCAGGCGCAGGCGGCGGTTATGCGCGGCGATGCCACCGATCAGCTTGCTGCGTTCTCGCTCGATGGCTGTGGCCTGGGCGTCGGCGTGGTTAATCACCGCTTCATCGTCATGGGTAACATTTAAGCCGTGCAGCACCAGGCTTTTTTCAACGCGGGCCAACCAGTGGCAGCCCTGCTGCAAGCCTTCGATGGTGGTAGGCGCACGTTTCACCAGCCCGTTAAAGCCACGTTCAAGGTCGGCTTTGATGGCTTCAAAGCGGCGGTAGATGCTGGCCGGGTCGATCAGCTCTTTAGCGTTATGGCGTAACCAGCGGTTAGCGGCGGCGTGGCCGTGGCGTTTGGATACATGCACGTAACCGCTGGCGAGCTGGTCGGCCAGAGAGGGCAGGCGTTCGAAGTGCGCTTGCAGGAACCGGTAGCAGTCGCGCGTACCCGAGCTATGGGCGAAAGCGAGATCTAGCGCGCTCACTGCTTGCCCGCCTGCACGGTGGCGATATCGATTTTGTAATCATCCAATACGCCATGTAGTTGCGAAGCGCGCTCGCCCAAGTGCTCCGCTTCTCTAGCTACCTCTTCGGCTGCCATGCTGCAGCCAGCGTCACTTAGCTGCTTACCGAGAGTTTTGAGCTGGTCTTTAATTACGTACAAATTCCAGAGCGCTGTGTTTGTATTCACGCGACCCCCTTTTCAATCAGGCTGAGCCAGTGCAGCGCGGCTTTGGTATTGCCTTCGGCGATGGCTTGGCGGGCATGGCTCGCAAGCTCACAGCTCGGGTGCTGGGCGCGGTTGCGCAACTGGTCTTTCAAGCTATTGGCGTAATCACTCATACGATGAATGGCAGCGCGAATGGCATCGCGTGCCGGCTTGGCCAGCTGGCTGATTTGCTGAGTCGCGTCTTCCTTGAGACCAGCGCTTTTTAGGACCAAGCGGCGTTCGGCGTGGGGCAGGTTTGCCCATACGTCGACCAGATCCTGATCGGCTACACGGCTGTGCAGCTCGGCGCGGAGTTCGCCGAAGCCTGCGCGGTCGGGTTGAACGCGAGGCGTAAGGGGTAAGTGGGCCACGTTACTCATGGGTGGATTCCTCCTCGTAGGGATCGTCGTTGGCCGCGGGTAGGTCGAGCCTCATTTGGTTGAGTACCCAGGGCGATGTGAGCAGCTTCACTTCGGGGTTGGGGCAACGGCTGGGAGCCAGGTTATGAACGAACTCGAGGTGCGCCTTCGCTCGAAAGCCGCAATCGAATTCATTCGTGCAGTGCAAGTAGAGCTCGCGCAATAGCGACATATCGCTTTTGGACGTGCGCACCTTCATGTGGCCGCCACAATGCGGGCAGTCGATGCGCAGTCGGCTGAACTCAGCATGTTGGGTGTCGGTACTACTCACTGCGTTCTCCTGATACGGGGTAAAGGGCGCGGCCCCGGCCAGTGAGCCCTTGGGTGCCTTTTCGCAAGCGGCGGCGGGTTAACCACTCGGCGGCTTCATCAATGGATTTCAGGCCTTCTTGTTGTCGTACCGCCTCAAGCTGGCGTTCGAGTTCGTCATCCAGCAGTAGGTGGTTTTGGGGCATTTCAAGTGCTCCTTGAGGACCTTTTTCGTGCCTGTCTTTACGACGCACGCTGGCCCACACTGGTGTTCACGAGGTCGCCAACGCCCAGCGTTTCGAGGGCTTCTTTCAATACCAGTTGGCGTAGCAAGGTGGCCTTCGACATACCGGTGTAGTCGACCAGGGCATCGATCAATTTGGCTTCGTACTCATCCAGGTTGATAGCGGCATAGCGTTGGCGGATTCGGCGAGTGTCTTGGTGCATGACAGCGTTCCTTATGCAGCGGCACGAAGGGTTATTCAGCGGAAAGGGTGTCTTGGTCGTACTGGGTTATGCCGCGCAGGATGAGCATGCGAGCGGTGGCGGACATGGAGCGCACTTCCAGCTGTTGAATACGCTCAAGGTCGGCGCGCTCGGTTTCCGTGAGGTAGGTCATCACGGCTTGGTCGCAACCTTTCGGGGCATAAAGTGGCTTTGGGGTAATGGTGTTAGCAGTACTCATGGGTTAGGCTTCCTTAATAAAGTGAAAGACTCTGTAAGAGACGTTAGGGCGGCTAAGTTAGCGCTCGTAAAGACGTACCAGCTTGCGCTGCAAGAAGTGTTCATCCAGATGGGCGCGCAGTTCGCAAAGGGCGTCTTCGATATCCACGGCGGCGGCGCCGTTGGCTAGCATCGTGGCAGCGAGTTGGCCGGCCGCCCCGGCGGTGGTGCGTTCTTCCAGCGCTTCGAGATCGGCCAGCGGGTTGGCCCCGCCGATATCGGCGGTGATGGCATTACGGGTAGCGGGCGAGCAGCGGTTCAGCTCGACGTCGATACCGCGGAACAGCAGGACCGGATTTGTAGCAGGTGTGGCCATGGCAGTGGCTCCCTTGCAAAGTGAAGTAAAGTGAAAGACATCGATAGAATGGAATCAAATGATTTCATTGTCAATGGGGAATGGAATTAAATGACTTCTATTGGGATTCGTTTGCGTGAGGAGCGAGTGAGACTGGGCTTCTCCCAGACTGAGCTTGGCGATATCGCAGGTATTACTAAAAACACTCAAATGCTCTATGAGAGCGAGAAGCGCGTTCCTAAAGCTGACTATCTTTCGGCTTTGGATGCTATCGGCGTAAATACCCATTATGTACTTACAGGGAATCGTTCGATTTCACCTAATGTTGAGTCGATAGATTTAGCTGAAGGCATGGCAGCCATACCCATGTACGACATCGAAGCCGCCGCCGGTGCCGGGCGCAGCTTCGAGGGTGAGCCGATCAAAACAACCTTGCAGTTCCCACGTAGCGAGCTGACCGCCCTGGGACTCGATCCGATGCAAATCGTGGGCGTGCAGGTGCGCGGTGACTCCATGCAGGGCACTTTGGACGATGGGGACTGGGCGCTGGTAAACCGGGCGAACCGGGATCCGAAGCAGGAAGGGGTATTTCTGCTATTGGTCAGTGGGGAGCGTCGGATTAAGCGGCTGCAGCGGTTGGCTGGAGGTGCGCTGTACCTGATCAGTGACAATGAGCTGTATCAGCCGGAGATGATCAAGCCGCAGGATATGGGAGATTTGGAAATTCTGGGGCGGTGTGAAATTCGTATAGGCAGGGTCGTATAACTGCAAAAATCCTAATTCAGAAAGGTGGCTTTGAGACCGCCAGGGTAGTGGGGAACGAGGGATGAACTACATCAAGAGAGCAAAACAGCTCTTACGGTCAGCGCTGCTACTCTGCCTAGTGCTTTCATGGCCTGCCTTAGCTGATATCAGGATCGGTAGTTGGAATATTCAGAATTTTGGGTGGGGCGAGCAGAAGAGTATTGCTGCCGTTACTCAGGTAGCCAGCCAATTCGATATTCTTGCAATTCAAGAGCTGATGAATGCTGAAGCGCTGGATGCCCTCGAAGCAATGCTGGAAGAGTCAACCGGTGAGGAATGGAGTTCCATGCACTCACACCTGATGGGTAGCTCATCCCGCTATCAAGAGATGTATGCGTTCCTATGGCGCGACTCAACAGTTTCATATGAAGATGGAGCGGTTGTTTATATTGATGATCGTAACGCGTTTGCGCGTGAGCCCTATTCCGCACGGTTCAAATCGCTAGAAAGCGGCACTGACTTCGTGCTGGCGACTGTCCATATCACCTATGGCAAAAGTATCAGTGACCGTACCCCTGAAATTCATGCATTACGCTCTTACTGGGATTGGCTGGAAGAGGTCTACCCCGAATCAGTCAGCCGGCGCATGCTTGTTGGCGATTTCAATATGCGGCCCAGCCATGAAGCTTGGGCGGAATTATTTGAGGTCGCGCAGCCTCTTATCACTACCGGCGCGACTACGTTATCCAGTAATGATCGGCAGTATGCCAATCTTTACGACAATATTATTGTGCCTCTCGGCCATGACTTGCCAATCAGTGAAGTGGGTATTTTTACGTTTCCAGAGCTGTTAAGCGAGAAAGGCGAATACTGGTCACATGAGGATGCACGGCGTCATGTATCTGACCATACTCCTGTCTTTGCAACATTTGGTGATACTCCAACTTATGGTTCCACTGATCTTGCTGTGAAGATCCCTGCGCAGCCAGTAGAGCAAGAACCAAGTTCTAGTGAAGACTGCATCGATTTGAATAAAGCTTCTAGAGATGAGTTGGTGGGAATCATACATATTGGGGAAATTCGTGTTGATGATTTGATAGTTCAGCGACCCTGGACTTCAGTTAATCAATTGACTCGTATTAACGGTATCGGTCCGGCTAGATTACGTGATATTAATAATCAAAATTTCATTTGTGACTTATAAATTAGTAGGCTTATGTATAAAAAAAGCGATTTAGTAGAGATTTGTTTATTCTATTTTTTTCTTTTACACATATTTTCAATAATCTACCTTCACATATTCTGGGGTGGTCTTGGTATTTTGTTTTCTGACTATATTTCTGTCTCTAGTTTGATTTTTTCAGTTAATGAGTGGATTATTGCTATTACTGTTTTTTGGGCTTTGTGGTTAGCTGTAATAATGAAAGATGAATATCCACTTATATTAAGTCTTCTAGATTATGACGCTAAGAAGTCGATTAGAATAACTTTAATTTTTTCTATTGTTTTATTATTTCTCCATTATTTTGTTTATTTTCTTGCAGGAAATTTTTTTATTGTAGCATTGGTTGCTATTTTATTATTGACTGTCCTTAATATCCATTATATATCGGTAGCTTTTATGTTTTTCAATTGTGATGATAAATACTTTATATCGCAAAAGAAATCCTATCATTACTGTTTTACTCTTCTTTTTACTCTAGCATTTGCATTTATTTTTAGTTTTTATGACTTGGATAAAGTTAAAAATTTAGTGCCTAGAGAATTAAATAAAATTGCATATACCAAAGAGAGTAAGGAATGCTCTTATAGAGTAATAGGTAGTTTGGGAGATTATGTTTTTGCAGTCTCTAATACAATAAAAGGCAATATAAAAATAGTTAGTATAGACAGATTTGTGGCTATCCATATTAGTAATATTGCGACGATTGAACATCATCGAACGTCCCAAGCGCCAATAAGTAAGGCTAATTGTTAAGTTTATTAATAGCCCCCTCATCCGTATAAGCCCGCATCAACTCATCCCAGTTCGTCGTATAGCGCGGGCTTCGGCTCGCGCAGCGTAGGTGCCAGGGGGCGTTCTTTTCCGGCAGCCCCAAGCGTACCGTCCCTTTTCCCATTTTTTTGTTTAGCGCGTCCATAGTGGCCATAAGCTGTTGGCTGCGCTGGCGTTCCTCTTCCGTTTGCGGTGTGTCCATCAAGCTGAGCTGTTGGCGGTGCTGATCGGTCAGGTCCAGTAGCATCACGCCGGCTTTGGTGTAGGCGTATTTTGGCCGGTAGATCTTCGCCAGGGCTTCGTTGGCGGCGTGGAGGATGTCGCGGGTGTCCTGGGTGGGGCGGTCCAGTTCTACTACCTGGTTGGGGGCGTACTGGGGCAGGTCGGGCCTAAAGCGGTTGGTTCTGAGAAACACCAGCACGGCCCGGGCCAGGCTCTTCTGGCCGCGGAGCTTTTCAGCGCCGCGTTGGGCGTGCTGGCGAACGGCGCCTTGCAGGTCGTAAAGCTGGCCGGTCGGCCGCCCGAACGATCGGCTGGTCATGATTCGCTTACGCGGTTCGTTAAAGTCGTTCATTTCCAGGCAGCTGATGCCGCGCAGTTCCAGCACCGTGCGTTCCATGTTCACCGAGAACTTACGCCGTAGGCGCTTGGCGTCCGCTTCGCGCAAATCCCAGGCGGTTTTAATCCCCATCACCTGCAAGCGCTCATTCAGCCGGCGGCCCACGCCCCATACATCGCCCACCTCAATCTGCTGCAGCAGGTGCCGGGCTTCATCGCTTTCCGGGTGCATGATGCACACGCCCGGGTAGCCGGGGTGCTTCTTGGCGATGCGGTTGGCCAACTTGGCCAGAGTGTGGGTGGGGGCCACGCCGACGCACACCGGTATGCCGGTGTAGCGGCGGATCATCCAGTGCAGCTTTTTGGCGTGCTGCTGTAAGCCTTCGGGAGTGAAGCCATCCATACGCACGAACATTTCATCAATGGAGTATGGCTCCACACCCGACGTCTCACGTTCCAGTATGCCTTGCACCCGCTGGGACATATCGCCGTAAAGCTCGTAGTTGGAGGAGTAGAGCACGATCTCGCCGCGGTCGACCAAGTGGCGGACGTGGTGGGCGGCGGTGCCCATCTCAATGCCCAGGGCTTTCAGCTCTTCTGATCGGGCAATGATGCAGCCGTCGTTGTTGGACATAATACCCACTGGCCGCCGCTGGATCTTGGGATTGAATACCCGTTCACAGCTCACGTAGAAGTTATTGCAATCCACTAACCCAATCATAATTTGCATCCCTGCTTGTGAAAGACTGTCGTTTTATACAGTATTAGACCCTAGGGACGCGACAGGCAAACACTAATATACGTCGCGTAATATCAAAAACAGCAGGGCAAGGACATGCGCGTAAACTACTTGGGGCCAGCAGTGGTGGGGGTTGAACACCCGGCGGTAGCGGAATTTGATCAACGGCGATTTTCACCCAGTTATTTTTTAGTCGAAGTGAGCGAAGAGGCAACTCCTGGCGGGCCATGGATGGAAGGGGATGTGCTAGTAGTGGATGAAGCGCGTTCGTTTGGTCATGCCGACTTGGTGGTGGCGGAGGTGGAAGGCGAATACCGATTGTTCAAATCGCACCGCGTCGGCAGCCGCTGCCGGCTGCTGCCGCCCAATGGTGGCGAAGGGTGCTTTGTTAGCGTGGAACAGTTCAAAGGTGTGGTGGTTAAGCAGGCCCGGTGCTGGGCACTTTGATTTTTGAACCTATGGCAAATGGCTTACATTAATCATTAAGTAGAATTGGCATAATCCCCCTAGCCATGTGATGTGGTTAGGGGGATTTTTTAGTCGCCTTTCTTAAACAGGACAACGATAGAGAACACAAATGCCTTGGTCTGGAATGCTGTTTAGCTTGTTTACTCTTTTCATTGGGGTTTTACCTCACCCAGCAAGCGCTCATGAGAATGGTGTGGTTTCGAACGACTTCTATACGGTTTTGAAAGATGAAGTAATGCTGCCGCATAAACGTACCGTTGAGGTGCTTTTGCAGGAGCGCCTGAATGTTCAGGAGTTGCAGGTGTTGGGGCTTTTCCTGACGGAGCAAAACCGGCAGCCGGTCGAGCGGGTATTCATTGGCTACCGTATCGAAGGCGGGGATCCTGACTCAGCGTACTGGGCCACTACGCATTCTAACCCTGATTTTGAGATTCGCATCGCGGGCTTAACCGCTGATGAGTACAACGTGTTTAAAGCCTATGACCCTACTGCTCATTACAACAATGTGATGGGTGCCTGGGTGATCGAGAACGGCTTCAACTACATTGCCGTGGCTTATGAGAAAGATGGCCAGGTCTATGTGGATGATGTGTTTCCAGGCAAAGGCGCTTATACGGCCTTGCATGAGACGAGCGAGCTTAAAGAAGGCGGCCTAAAGCTGCAGCGCGCGGATGATGAATTTGGCGAGTATTACGTGATCGATGAGGTGGGGGACCTGCAGTTTTGGAGCGAAAACGGGAATTATTTTACTGCGACACCGCTTTGATGTGAGCTTTGTAATTGAGAGTCCCGCCATCAGCGGGGCTTTTTTATGGGCGCGTGGCGGCATATTGCGCGTAAAAACTCGTGTAAAAAAGTATCTGATAGGCTGTGTTTTATAAAAGCGTCTATAAGATTCTGTTGTAATTAATGTTTATATGAATGCCCGGCTACAACCGTGAAGAAGCTTTGCGCTTGTTGTAAATATCACTTAATATAAACGAATATCACAAATTCTTGACGAAGCTCACCCATCTGGTTAAGCTTTCGCAGAAAGCTTAACCAGATGGGTGAGCATCGAGAATCATCCCAACCAATTGATTTTACTGGTGAAAATCATGGTTTCTCATATAAGCGCAGATCAGTACCAACGCAATGGTTTCGTGCTACGTATTCAAGAGAAAGAACGCAATCGTTTACAGGAGTATGCAGAAATGCTTGTTTCTCAAGAAGCGATTGACCGCGCCTCGCAATTCAAAGGTGCTCGGCAACACGCTCGAATTAACCGTGGTGCTCCTGCACCTGCTCCGCTTTGAAAGAAATCTTAATTATTAAAGCGTGCATTTCGACAGTGAGTTTGGATGACTGATAGGCTTGAAATAAAACCTATTCTTGGGCTTATCTCTGAACTCCCGGTAGATTTGCAAGAACGCCTGGTTCTCATTGGGGGCCAGGCTATTGCTTTTTGGGGAGATTATTTTTTACAAGGTCAACTGACTCAGGAGCAAGAAGCTGCTTTAACCTCTTCAGATCTCGATATAGCTGCTGGGAGTATAGAGGGTGTACGATTATTGGCCGAAACGTGGAAAGGTACACCCTATTTTCCAAAGCCTGGCGATATTGTTCCTAACATGGCTGTTATCCACTTGAATCGCCCAGAATTCTTAAAGGGTAGCGATTTTGTAATAGATGTGATGAACACGGTTTATGGTCAGTTGGATGCGGATCAAATGCGTATCTCATCTACACAAGTTGAGTGGGATATTGATCAAGATGGATTGAATATAATTCGTTTTAATGTACTAAACCCAGCCACCTTACTTTGGTCTCGCATAGCAAATTTAGAGCATCGTCGAATGAGCCGGGTCAGCACTGAGCGCGAGTTGATTCGCACAAAAGTATTGTGTGAAATAGTGCGTGAAGACCTACGGAATCATGCAATAGAAATCATGAGTGATCCAAGCAGTCAGCGTAAAGCTCTTGATTATGCAAAATACGTTTATCGAGATATTTCTCAACGTAAGGACACCCGTTTCGTTTTAGCAAAACACCCTTCACTAATTCTTCCTTTTCAATCGACTATTCCAGTCTCACCTCATTGGCCGGACAATTTCATGAGAGGGGTAGGGGTTTGGCAAGGGAGGTTATTAAGACAAGTAGATAAAATTATACAGCGTCGAGAACATCATGCAGCGATTCGAAAGCTAAAACAATTAAAGAGTTAAGAAGCCCCACCTGGTACGGGGCTTTTTTGTGGGTGCTAGCTGGGAGCAGTAGGTGGGCCCGAGCAGGTTTCTAGCTGTAGGGCGGTGGTGTAGCTGGCATCGGTAAGGTTATGCGTGACTTCAGTGATGATCCACGGCGTGGCGTCGATCTGTGGTTTCCAGCCTAGGCACCACACCGGGGTTTCGGGAAATATGTCCGGGTTGCCTACCGCCTGGGTGATGCTGAAATATGCCACACCGCGTTGGATGCGTTGCCATTCCGCTTGCGCGGCTTCTAGTGCTTCCTCTTCACTTGCATACGTATGGCGTAGCTGTTGGGCGTTCTGGGGATTGCCTACCGTGACGGCTTCGCGAGTAGCGTGGGCGGTGTTATTCCATAGTGCGGTGACGCCGGTGAATGCGTCGCGCTCGGCCATTAAGTAACGGTGCTGGTCGCCGCTTTGGCGGTGTAATTGAATCGGCGGGATCTCTAACCCGCTTGCTGTGGTGGCTTGGCCGGTAGGTACAAATATCAGGTGGCTGGTTTTAACTGTGGCCACTGCGTCGAATCTTTCCGCCAGGCGTGTGAGAAAGTGCAGGTCGCTTTCGTCGGTTTGATCAATATGCGTGATACGGGCACCGGCCAGCGTAACACCGACGCTAGGTGTTAAGTCGTGACGTTTGGCGATTGTGGTAATGATGTCGCGCACGGTGACGCTATCCCAGCTTTGTGTTCTTTTCCCCGGCAGGCCTTGGCGCATATTTGCACTTGAGGCGCGAATGTTGAGGGTATCGGGGGCACCAGTGTGCTCGACTTCATCGACGGTAAATATTCCACGCTCGGTTAGCGGTTGGCCTTTCCAGCCGATGGCCAGCGTTAGCTCTGCGCCGGTGGGCGGTATATCGAGCATGCCGTCATCGTCTGTCAGTGTGATGTCGAGTTGGTCCGCCTGCATGCCGCGCCGGTCGTGAAGCGTGAGCATTGAAAGGCGCGCGCGAAACTCGGGGCTGATGACCTGGTCTTGGAGCGTGATGCGGTAGTCCGGCTGCATGCTCATGCCAGCGCCCCGGTGATTGCGCGTAGTGCGCTGCTTTCCAGCACGCCAAGTAGCTCAGTACGGGCTTCGTCGATGCGGGTTAGCTGCAGGTCGAACTCGATTTGCTTGGCGGCACCATCGCGGAAAAATTCGCTTTTGCGTTCCTGCAGGCTGGTGATGGTGAACATACCGTAATAGGTGCCGGTGCCCTCAATGAGTGGCCACGCTTGGCCTTGATCGGCCAGGGCGCGGAGCATATCGAGGTTTTGTTGGCCACCGGTAAACATGGGCAGCAAGGTGCCGGTGAGGTTGATAGTGTCATCACCGGGACCAAGAAACTGATGCACCGGGCGAGCATTGATACGGCTTTGGCTGGCGTGCCGCCAGGTGGTTTGCCGCTGCAGCTCTTGATAGGCCGCGGTACCCAGGCCAAACACAAACATGCCATAGCTCATCATCATGGGCGTTTACCTTAATCGTTATCGTAGAAGTTGCGTCGGCTGGATGCCTGGGCGCGGCGCTCAGCATCTTGAAGGGCGCGCTGTACTTGTTCGTTCACCAGGCGGGCCAGTGCTTGTTCATCCATGCCGGGGGCGGCGTGTACTTCAATATTGATGCCGCCGTGGATGATTAGCCCACCGCTTGGCTGGCTGACGTGGCTTTGTAGTGGTGGGCGGGCGTCGATCTGTACGCCAGTGGTGTCGATGTCAGCGACGGCACCGGTAGAGAGCCCCGTGCCAAGAATGAGCCCGCCGGCCGCATCGCGCACACGGTTGGCCATGCTACGCACTTGTTTTAGCGGGCTGTCCGCGTCGTCTTCGATGCCGTTGGCCAGACCTTGCATGGTGTAGCCGCCCAGCTGCGCGAATACCCGCGAGGGGCTGTGAATGTCGAGCCGATCCTTGAACCAGCCGACCGCGCTGCTGGCGGCACCGGTAATGCTTTCGCGTAGGTCGCCGAGCTTGCCAGTAATGCCGCCGATAATGCCATCCACAATCATGCTGCCGAGGTTGCTGAAACCTTCGGGCACACTGACGCCCAGGCGCTCGACCGTACTGACCATGGCATTGTGGAGTAAGCCGAAGGGTGACCAGTTGATTAGCAGCCGCGTTACGCCGCCGATGCCTTCATCAAAAGCGCCGGTGATAGACGACCAAACATTGGTAGCGGCTTGGCGGGCCGCGCCCAGCCCGGCGTTAATGCCGGTTGATAGCCCTTCAAGCATCTTGCTACCCAGCTCGGTGAGCGATGCGGGTAGCTCGATGCCTAGGCGGTTGATGGCGGATGAAATGCCGCTATACAGCAGGCCCAGCGGTGACCAGTTGACCAGCAGGCGGGTAACGCCGCCGATCCCTTCGCCGAATGCGTTTTTTACCTGCTGCCAGAGGCCTGAGAAAAACGCCTTAATGGGCTCCCAGTATTTGTAAATCAAGAAGGCCGTGGCGGCGATGGCCATAACGCCCCAACCAATGGGGCCTATGGCTACCAGCAGACCTTTAAGCGCACCGGCAACCCATGGAATAGCGGTCTTGGCAATCCAGCCGAGAGTTTTACCGAGCCCGCCGGCTTTGATGCCCAGGGTGGCCATGGCAAAGCGGGCGAACAGTAGCGGGGATAGGATGCTGGCAAAGGTCATCGTGACGGCGCCGCCGACGGTGGCCAGGGCAATCATACCCGCCACCAATTTGGCGATAGTGCCCGCGAGCTCAGGGTTGGCTTTTATCCAGTTGCCGACGCCGCGCAAGATGGCGGTGATATTCTGTGCGAGTTCACGTAAGGGACCGTCGTTGGTATCGGTGATGCTGATGCCGACTTCTTCCCAGGCGCTGCGCATGTTCTTTAAATCGCCGCCGATATTGTCGGCCATGGTTTCGGCCATGCGGGCGTTTTCGCCGTAGTTATCCGCGAGGGCGTTTAGAATTTCATCCAGCTGGCCACCGCCCATGGCGTCGACAAGCTCCGCCATGCCGGAGCCCGCTTCTACACCGAAGATATCCTGCATGATGGCCTTGCGCTCGACGTTGCCTAGCGCTGCGGTGGCTTGGCTGATATCGCGCAGAATTTCGGGCATCGCGCGCATATTGCCGTTGGCGTCCGATATTTGGAGGCCAATGTTTTCAATAGCCGCGGCGCCCTTGGCCGCTGGGTTGGTGAGCCGGTTCATCATGGCGCGCATGGTGGTACCCGCTTGGCTACCCTGTACGCCGATATTACCGAGAATGCCCGCCATGGAGGCGGCTTGTTCCATGGTGAGCTTGAGGTCTTCGGCACCGCCCAGGTACTTCATGGTTTCGCCGAGCATTTCCAGATTGACGTTCGCGCGGCTGGCGGTACCGGAGAGGATGTCCGCGACGCGAGACATGGCGCCGTCGGCTTCCATATCGATCTTGAACGCCCCGGCGATGTTGGACGCAATATCGGCCGCGCGGGCGAGCTCGGTGTTGTTTGCCAGCGACAGGGCGAGCACATCTTTCATTGATGCTTTGATTGCGCCCGCACTCATGCCCGCCCGGAGCAAGAATTCTTGCCCGGCGCCGACTTCGGTAGCACTGAATGCGGTGGTTGAGCCTAAATCGCGTGACTGCTGGCGTAGATCTTGAAAGCCTTCATCGCTTGCGTTGAAGCGGCCGACCGCTTGCAGCGTGGCCATCTGTTCCGCCCAGGCAATACCTGGGTTTAGCAAACGGCTAGCGGCGTAGCCTTGAGCCATGCCGGTACCCAACATGCCCATGCCGACGCCCTGAGCGCGAGCAACGCGGGCTTGCCCGTTCTGGTAGCGGTCGCGGGCTTCAGTTAAGCGCCGCTGCTGGGCGGCTACTTCTGATAAGTGGCGTTTTTGCTGTTGGAGGGCGGTGTTTAACCGCTCTTCTTTTGTTCGCAGTTCGCGTGAGCTTCGGCCGAGGTTGTCGGTGCTGATACCGGCTTCATCGAGTCGGGTTTTCAAGCCGCGAATGCGCTCTGTTTGCGTGGCGTGGTGCTGTGTTAGCCGCTTGACCTCTTCGCCCGCGTTACGGGTTCGATTGCGGTATTCGCGCATCGTCCGGGCGGATTGGTCGAACTCGGTTTGCTGTCTTTGGAGGCGCCCACGGGCGCGCTCAAGCGACTGTGAAAGCTGGTCGCTGGGCTTCTTGGTTTCGAGTAGCTGCTTGGCTAGTCGGTCATATTCACGGCGGGCAACGGTTAGCCCCGATTTGATGCCGTTATGTGCTTCGCGCTGCTGGTCGAGCGCTTGTGTGTACTGGCGGTTGCGTTCGCGGGCGTCGCGCATCGCGCGGGTGTTCTGCCGCATGGCGGCGTTCGCCTTACGGTAGCTGGAAAGGTCAGATTGCTGCCGCTGCAGCTCTTTGAGCTGGCCTTGAGTTTCGCGCATGGCTTGGGCGGTTTTGCCCGCACCATCGCGCATTTTCTTGAAGGGGCCGGTGACGCGGTCCACCGCGTTCAGCATGACTTGAAGGCGAAGGTTACGCGACATCGACCGTTCCTATTTGCTTGAAGGTTTGCCCTTGGGCTTGGCTGCCCTCGTGACGCTTGCGGGCGCGTTCGCGCCACTCCATGAGCTCTTCGAGCTCCATGTTGTCCATCGCGCAGGGTTCCCAGTGAAACACCATGGCGAGATCTGCCATGACGTCTTCGACGAACTCGGGGAGCGCTAGGCTTCGACGTCCTTGAACTTCTTCGGGACCAAAAAACCGTTCAGCGCCGTGCCGAGCTGAACCAGGTCGACGATGTCCAGGGAGCGCGCTTCGGCTTCTGTCAGCGCTGGGGTCGTGATGCGTGGTAGCACCTTATGCAGCGCGGTGACGTCGAGGTTCATGATGTCGACGAGCGAGACGCCGCGCATACCACCGCTCATGGGCTTGCGAACGGTGATTTCAGTCACTTCGTTTTTGCCGCGCTTGAGCGGGGTTTCGAGTGTGACCACTTCGGTGGGTACGCCCGGAGCGGGGGCGGCGGCGTTCTCGGCGGCGATCTGGTTTTCAGTCTTGTCGATCATGGCTTTGCGTTCCTATGTGTTGGATGTGGCCACCGGGGTGGCCGTGGTGAGTAATGGGTGGTGGTTATAGGCCGAGAGCGCGGCGGCGCTCGGCGAGCCGATCGGTACCGCGCACGATAAAGATGTAGCCGGGCACGTCACGCTCAATGACGTCTTCGCCGTCGACGGTCAGCTTGAAGTACGAAAGGGTTGTCGTGACGCTGATCTGGTTGTTATCGCCTTTCGAAGCGTCGCCCAAGCTGATGGTCTTGTGGCGGCCGCGCATGACGATCTCTACGGGAACAGTGTCGCCAGTTTCGTCAGATTCGTAGGAGCCGGTGAACCGGAGCATCGCGGCGTCGTGGATGGGGCTGCCGTAGCTGTCGAAAATCTCGGTGATCATGCCGCCGGCGGTCCACTCGAACTCCTGGAGCTCGTTGCCGTGGTCGACTTCGATGGGGCCGTCCATGCCGCCGCCTTCGTACTCGACCATTCGCCGCGAAAGCTCGGGGAGGGTCAGCTCGGGGATCTGGCCCTGGTAATTGTTGCCGTCGCCGAAGAGGGCGAAGTCCTTGAGGATCTTGGGTAGCATTCTGTTTGCTCCTGTTATGGCCTATTGGGCGGCGGCTTATTCGTTGATCCGGGCGGCGAAGTCGACGAGGTATTGGTCGGTGATACGCTGCTGGAACATGAGGTTTTCGAGCGGTGGCACCGGGGTGTAGTCGTAGTCGATGTACAACTTGCCGCTCTTAAGCACTTCGGGGCTATTCAGTTCTTCATCGAACCAGGCTTCGCCGCCAAGGATGTAGCCACGGCGGGTGAGCTCGCGGAACTTGGCGTTGACGCCTTCGATGATGTCGCGCACCAGGCTGGGGTGCATGGGCTTATCGACGGCCCACATATGAGCATCGGCGATAGTGTCTGCCAGCACTTGCGCTGTGCGGGTGTAACTTTCAAACGCGAAGAGGGGGTCGATGCTGCAGGTGCGGGAACCCCAGAAGCGGAAGCCGCCTTTTTGAATCAGCGTGGTGATGTCGGCAGCGTTCAGATAACCGGCGTCGGTTGCGGGGTCCTGCAGATCCCACGAAAGATCCTTGGTAATGCCGGTCACGCCGTTAACCGGCATATTCGATAGGGTTTTATGCCAGCCTATTTCGTTGTCCAGGCGCGCACGATGACCAAGCGCTTTGGCGACGGCGGAGAGCGGGCGGGTTTCTTCGGCGTCGACATCGAACGCTTGCCAGTTTGGCCAGATCACCATGACCTCGCGCTGGCCGAAGTTTTCGCGGTAAAGGTTGGCTTCTTCCTTGGTTTCACAGCCGTAGGCGCTGACATAAACGAACGCGCGCAATTGCTGGGCGATGCCCGCCAGTTCTGTCGCTACGCTTTCATTATCAAGTTCGGGCACACCGAGAATGCGCGGTTTTACGCCGAGCCGGGTTTCAGCGGCGGTGAGGGCTTGCATGCCTAATTTCTGGCCTGTGTCGCTGACGCCGCCAATGATGTTGGCAGTGGTGGAGTCTTCGTCTTCGCCCTCTTCGACGCGAACCACGACGCAGATGGCGCGGGTTTCGCCAATGATAGCGGAGAGTGTGCGGCGTAGCGTGCCGCCTGCACCGGCGTTGCCGATGGCAGCGTATAGGTCGGTGATGAGTACCGGGGTGTTCAGTGGGAATGCGTCGGCGTCAGCGGCGGGGGCGGTGGCCACGATGCCGATGACGGCGGTGGACACGGTGCGAATAGGGCGCGTGCCTTCGTTGATTTCAACGACGCGGACGCCGTGATGATAGTCAGACATTGGGGCTTGTCTCCTGCGCAGGTTCAAGCGTGATCTGGTTTGGCTTGCTGAGATTTGCCATGGTGATCGGGCTTCGTGCGGGAGGGTAGCGGCGGGCGTTGTGCGGGGCGTGGGGGACAGAATGGCGAATGGCAGGTACAAAAAAAGCCCGCCGAGGCGGGCTTCATAAGCTAGAACATCGTTGGCCAGCTAGGCCATATAACAAACGTTAGATCCAAGACTCTAGCCGTGAGGTCTAACGTGTAGATCACCGCTTCAAGTAGCTTCATTTTCGTGGCTCCTTTCTTGTGTAGCAAAGGAGCCGTGGATAAAGCTCGTTACAAAAATTATTCAACTCAATGTTGAATAATCGCGCAGCTGTGTTAGCTTTGCTCATTAGAAACACCTCTAAAGGTTAAGGCGCGCTAACGCCTGATGCCAATTAAAAGCCCTGGTCCCACAACCGGGGCTTTTTTCGTTCACCAGCTTAGACTTAGTCAATTTAGGCGAACTCAACGCATACTATATATAGCCCATGGGAAAATCAATTCAAGCATATGTAGTATTTTTTCATCCACAGGTTATTGACAATTGATATCGAGCCCGCCACCTTTTATACGAAATAAAGCCCGCTAATTAGCGGGCTTTAATCATTCAGGTAAGCGCTCACGCTTCCGGCGGTCGGTAACGATTAAGCTGTTCGATCGCTTGCTGGGCGGCTGCTTCGGCGTCCTCAATTGTTGCTGCCCGGCTGACCGCTGCTTTTCCGCCCAGGCGGGCGCTACGAATAGTCCCGAGCGCCTGTTCCCACTCTTCGGCCGTGGCCACGATCTCTTTCGCGGCGGTTTCGGCGTCCACGTCAAACATGTTGATGTGGTCCTGCACGCTTGAGGGTATCGCGCTTTCATCTTTGCCGTTCTCTAGCCAGTTGGTCGCTTCTTGCTTGGCCAGCAGATACTCCTGGTCAATATAACTACCGGGAGAGACAAACGACACGCGGGCTTCGCCTGCGGCGGTATCTATGCGAGCTGACAGTACTTCGTGTGCCTTACCGATCACTAGGTCAGCCGGAACGCCAGCGTTTATCAGTTTTTCTGGTTCCCATTCGGAATAGATTTTTCCGCCGTGAGTAATGTTTATAAACATTTATAGCTACCTCTCTTGTTTATGCTATACAGAAGGAAGAATGCCGGGATTAGAAACAATGCGCCTGCCAACAAAGACCCCTTCTGACTCAACACCTCCAAAGAAAAACCGGCCACGGTCAATCCACGCTTTAGGGGCGGTAAGGTTAATAACTGACGCAAGCGTGATACCGTTTTGATTGCCCATAAACCAAAAATTATTGATGGCCGCATCTGGCACGATGATCTCCACGTTGTTCATCCGTAATGACAGCGGAACCCCCATATCATCACCCCCATGCGTTGTAATTACGGTGCTGTTGTAGCCGAACGTGCCGGGGTTTTGCGGCATGTCGGGAAGCTCAAGGACAACATTATAAAAGTTAAATAGTCCTCCTCGCCGAGAACCAAACCCCGCTATGCGCTCCCTGCCATCATTGTTATAGCGATTAAACTTAATTTTCTTATGGCTGTTAACATCAAATGACCGAATTCTTACATAAGCATTTAAGAAGTCGGCATTATCTCTTACATCATAAAACTCATAATCTGACATAAGAGTGATACTGACAGCAGCACCAGAGGGAGTCTCCTGAGCCGCTTTACGGATTGTTTTTACCGGATTAGCACTGGTTCCTGGATTATTGTCGTCACCGTTAAGCTGATCTACAAAAACTTCCCGATCCATCTTTCTTTCAATTTCACGTGGAATTCCTTCCACAGCATTTTTAACCGCTTTATCAATACCTGCCATCTTCCCAGCCACTTGGCTGGTAAGGTTGTTGGCGGCGCTGACGAGCGCGGCGATTTGGCTTTCTAGGCTCATGGGGCCTCCTGGGTGCTGTTTTGAATAGTGGCGGCGCCTTGGGTAAAGGCGTCGGTTAATGCGTTGAGTGATTCACTGAGTTGGCCTTCCAGCTCGTTTACCCTGGTCTTGGTGGCTTTCTTGGCCAGCTCTTCGGCGATGGTGGTGGCGAAGTTCGGGTTGTTGCCCAGCGCTTCGGCGATCTCGGCGAGGGTGTCGAGGGTTTCTGGGGCGCTACCGATCAGCGTTTGAATACGCTGGTCGATCTGCTCGGTAGTGAGCACGTCCGACTTGTTGGCTTTATTGCGTAGCTTGCCGTCGATCACGCCGAGGGTGTGGGTGACCGCTTGGCGCAGCGCAATGAGGTTTTCATCAAAACTCATGGTTGTGCGTCCTCCTGGGCGGCGATCATGCCGCCGTGGTAACTAATGGCGTCGGTGAGTGCGGCCAACACGCTGTCGATCTGGTGGGTGGCTTGGCTTGCTTCGGCCACTTGGGCGAGGATTTCGGGCGATAGCGTGCCGGGCGGGCCTTGCAAGCCGTGGCTGATGACCTGGAAACGTGGCGGTGCGGGTAGGTGAACTGTGACCGAACGTACGGGCATAGTGACGTTGAGGCGAGTAGCGTTAGCCATGAATCACCCCCGGTGTTAACTGGAAGTGCCCGCGTAGCAGGCTGTACACATCACCGGACGGGAACGTGACGCGCAGCTCGTATCGCGCACCGGACCACTCGGGCGAGACGGCACCGGCCGTTTGCTCGGGGCGGATATGGATGTTGATGCCGCCAAGGGTGTCGGTCAGCTCGATACCGTTACCGGTTTCACACGTCAGCAGCGGTGCGCCTTGAGTCGTGGCCACTACAAAACTGGCCTCGCAGCCGGTGAGGTCAATCGGCGTGGCGGCTGGGTCTTCGCTGGCCCATGCTGCGCTGAACCGGTACGTGGTACCGGCCACCATACTGATTGTGGGGGCTTGGGTACTCATGCGCGTTTCTCTAGTTCCTGAACACGAAACAGCAGATCTACTTGGCGGGCCATGTTGTCCACGATGGCGGCCGCGTTGGCGGTGTACTGTTCGCCCCAGGCGGCTAGCGATAGGTTGGCCCCGGTCGTCTCGATAGTGACCGAGTCGGCGGGTAGGGCATCGAGGCGAAGATCGAACGCAAGCAGTAGCGGTACGTTGTTGGAGACGTACGCAAGCGGCTGTTCGCTGGACCAGATCGCGAGGAGGGTGCCGTCTTCTAACTGGAACCCAACTTCTCTTACCCAAAACTCTGGGCCGTCGCCATCCACGACGCCGGTCACGTGTAACTGACGGTCGCCGGTTTTTTGGCCGTCGGCAATGGCGATGCGGCGGCGCTGGTTGCCCAGCTTGGTATAGGTTGGTTTAGGTGCACGGCCAGCATCGCCCAGCACGATGTGGGTGATTTTGGCTTGTAGGCCGTCGCCTTGTTCAGTGAAGACGGCGTTTAGGCCTGCGTGGGTGAGAGTGGGTACCAGGGCCGTCATTGTTGGCTCTCCATGGTGCAGCGCGCAACCGCGGTTGCACTGTAGGTGCAGGCGATGGCGAGCGGGGTCGGGGATAAGTTGGCGTCCAGGGCTGCCGTGGCGTGGCGGCGGGTAACGGCTGCCGTCTTTTGTACTGCCGTGGCGACTAGGTGGCTTTGGGCTGTAAGCGGGGGCGTTACGGCATTGGCCGTATCACGGCGAACGGCGGCGCTTTTGAGCGCACTGGCTGCCCCTATGCCTGCCGTTAAGCGGGCGCCCACTTTGAATTCGTAGTGGCTGCGGGTGTTCTTGGCGTTATCAATCGCGCGGCGTAGTTGTGTGTAGAGCGTATCGCTGAGCAGGGCCGGTGCTTCGGGCGTGAGGTTCTCGTTCACGTAGAGCACGGCGCTGAACGTACCCCGTGGCAGGTTCGGCGTGGCTTCGAACCATTCGGTAAGCTCTACGCTGACACCTAACGTCTCCATGGCCAGTTCAACCGCTGGGCGCGTGCCTTTGATGCGGTGTAGCTCGGCGCTGTTGGCTATCACGCGACGCTTGACGCTTTCGGGCCATGTTTCATGCCATTGATCGACCGAGAACGCCCAGGCGAGAAACGGTAGAAACTCGACGGGGCAAGTGGCCGGGTTCCAGAGGGTGCGAAGCGGTACCGGCAGATCCAGCGGGTGCGATGCGGCTACGCGACGTTCAAGCGCGGTGCGATTGGGGGGCATTAAATCGGTCATACGCCCTCCGTACTTAACGCAATTCCGGTGCAGTAGGGGGCTTGATTCGGTCGAGCGTTGATCTCGCCAAAGCCTTTAAGCGTGATGCGTTCGACGCCTTCCACCGTGAGTGCCGCATGTACACCTGAGCGGGTGATCCAAGCGCCTAAGCGGTGACGATTGGCGGCGTACTCTTCTAACCGCTTTTGGGCTTCGCCTCGAATCACGGACGGGTCGGGTCCATCGCGCACGGCGAGGACGGCGGTCACTGAGAAGGGCAGTAGGGTCGCGCCTTGAACAGTGACGCGGTCGGTTAGCGGGCGGCGTTCATCCAGGCGTTGACGGACAACGGCGAGCACCGCTTCGCTGGGCTGGCCATCGGCTTGGCGTGACAGGATGGTGACGACAACGTCGACCGGCTCGGGGCTATCGACGGATACATCAAGCACATCGGGGTGGGCGCTTTTGGCTTGGAATTCATAAGCGCCGCTTGGCCCAGCGACTGACAGGCCTTCGAACGCAAGTTGGATGCGCGCGCGGTAGTCGCGGTCACGCTCGAATGTGGGCGGCACTGGTGGCATGGCAGCGGGAGCGCCTGCATCCAGTAGCAAGCGCTTTACGCCCAGGTTAGCGCCGAGTTGCTCCAAGTCTTCATCTTCGGCAAAAGCGATCATCACCGCACGGGCGGCTTCGTTGATGCGTTGGCGTAGCAGTAGTTCGCGGTAGGCGTTTTCTTCCAGCAGTTTGACCAGCGGCTCCGATTCCAGCGTTAGCAGTTCAGCCAGTGCGGCGCGTTCTTCCTCTGGGTACAGGGCGATTAATCGCGCCTTACGTTCGGCGAGGATGGTTTCAAAATCCAGTGGCTCAATAATGCTCGGCGCAGGAAGTAATGACAGATCGATAGGGGCGTTCATGTTATGGGCACTCCAACGCTGAGCGGCTGGCCATCGGCGGTTTTGCCGTAGAGTTCCATCGTGACCGTGCCGGGTTGCTGGTTGCTGACGATCCGGCGAGTGCCGGTGATTTGCACGCGGGGTTCCCACCGGCTTACGGCGATAACCGTTGCGGCGTAGACCTGCATCAACAGGGCGTCATTCATGGGGCGGTCGAGTAGTTCAGGCACAAGGCTGCCGTAGTCGCGGCGCATGATGCGGCTACCGATGGGCGTGGTGATGATATCGGCCACGCTCTGGCGGATGTGGTCAATGCCATTGAGGCGTTGGCCGGTCGTGGCGTTCATGCCTGGCATTAGATTGGCCCCCCGGTGTTGCTGGGACCGGACTGTATGCCGCTATGGGCATGGTCGCTGCCGGTGTTCTTGCCGTTATGGGTATGGGTACCACCGCTTTGGTCGTAGCTGCCAGCACGCTGCATATCACCAGTGTGATCGATGTTGCCGTACCACTGGGTGCCGCCGGGGGCGTGGATCTCGATAGAGCCGGGCAGGTTGATGCGTAGCACGCTGCGCGCGTGGTCATACTCGAACAGGGCGCCGTCGGGATATTCCCGCGCTACCTTGCCGGGGTCGTTGCTGGGTGGCTGGTGGTTCAGCTGAAACAGGCTGGGCATGGCCACGCCGTTGGCCAAGTCGCCGCCGGGGGACAAGATCATTACCTGTTCGCCCTTGGTGGGCGGGTTCCAGTCGCGGGTTTCTCCGGCGCGGCCGTTGGCCCAGGGTAGCCAGGCGGTGAGCAGCTCCCCGGATTTTACGCGCACGCACGGTAGGCGTTCGCCCGGCGCGCCGTGGTCCACCTCGGCAATGGAGCCAAGGCGAACGATGTTCTGGATTAGGCGAAGTATTTCGGCGGCGTTGTTCATGCGGACATGCTGCGATGGCTACGCGCGAATGGGTAGCGGCGGGCGTTGTGCCGCGTAGTTGTGACAAGCGGCAGTTATGAGCCGGGTGGGGTGAGGTGGTTTAGCACGCTGTTGGCGATGCGGTTTTTGTCGGCGCCGGTAATACCGACAAGTTCGCGGCGAGCGTATTTGTGCATGGGGCCGCCGGGTTCGACTCGGTCGCGTAGGCCGTAGTGATGCACGCGGGCAATCTTTGCGACGCGCCCGGCAAACTGGACGGCCGCTTCATCGGCGGTTGTTTTGATACGTAGGTGCTTGGCGGTGCGTAGCTTGGTGAACATCGCTTTTCGGCGCACTTGGCCCTGGCGGCCACGAAGCTGGGTGCGTGGCTCAAATGGGGTGCCGTCGGGGTTGGTTTGGGCCTTGATGCGCTCGCGGTTGGCGATGCGCAGATCCCGCGCGACCTCGCGAGCGAGAACGCGGCGTTCTCTGGGGCTGAGCTTTTCAATCAGCGGTGTGAGCCAGCTGTCTAACTGCTGCAGGTCGTCGCTCATGCGGGGCTATCCCACTTGGCGGCGGTAGTGTAGTCCGCGTCGCCGGGGTGTTTGATGTTGAGCTGCCAATGTTTAGAGGGGCAGGCGTCGGCGGGGTAGGCGGGCATGCGGTGCTCTGAATCGATGCTTCCGGTTTCGCAATTGACCAGGGCGACGACGCGCTCGGTGAGGCGCACGGTTAGGGCTAGATCCCAGTGGGTATTACTCAGGATTTCGGCCTCGATCTGGATGGCTTCGTCGGGGTCAAGGTCGGGCTGGTAAGTGTTGACCCACTGCAACAGCGGGATCATGACCGTGTCGAGGCTGCCGGTGTAGTCGGTGATGAGGATCTGGGCGTCGACGGCGTATTGATGGCTTAGGTTAGTGCCGCGTGAGAAGGCGATCTTGCCGTCGTTGACGAACGTGTGGAGCTGTTCGGGGTTCCTGGCCAGCTCCGGTATCGCGTTGAGAAGGTGGGCGCGTAGGGATTGGAGTTTGATCATTCGTCGGCTTCGCTATGGCAAATGATGATGGCGTCGACCTCGGCGGCGCACTGCGCCCAGGCGGCTTCGGTACGCTCCAGCTGCAGGTGCATTTCGCCATTTGATTGCGGGTTACTTGCTGGCAGGGTGCAGGGGCTCGGCGTCGCGCACTGATTGATAATAATCGTGGGCACCGGTGACCGCGGGGCGGTTGCGCAGCCTGATAACAGCAGCAGGCAGGCGAGTGCCAGCCCAGTCGCGTAGCGTGGCGTTTTCACGGTGTAGATCCTCAATGGTGGCCAGGCGGTTAGTGGCGACGCGGGAAAGCGTGGCTTGTTGGTCTACTAGTGCGCGGCGCTGGGCTTCCAGGCGCCGAGCGTTTTCCCATAGAGCATTAATGACAACGATGCTTTCCTGTTCCCGCTGCAGTGATTCAGCGAGCTGCTGTTCGGCAAGGTCGGCGCGCGCCTCGGCGGCGTTGGTGCGCTGCCAAAGTGCCCAGGTAATCAGAACGACTAACAGCAGGATGGCCAGGGCGGCGAGTAAGCGACTCATTGAATCGGCTCCTGTTCTACGCCGGCCATGCATAGCTCCTGCTCGGTGGCTCGACGCTTGACCAACCCATTCAGTTTTATGCCTTTGGCATAGACCCAGCGGGAAAGCTCGTGGCAGGCCCCGCGTAGATCCCCGGCGTTGAGTTTGCGCAGTAAGGTGGAGCGGGCAAACGACCCCTCACCTACGTTGTAAACGAACGAGGCCAGCGCGGCGCGGGTGGGCGGTGCTAGTTCGACCTGGGCGCGGTGATCCACCACGGTGAAGGCGTGGCCCAGATCCGCTTCCAGCAGGGCGGTGCATTCTGACTGACTGAGCGTTTGGCCCATGCGCACCGTGGCCGTATGGCCATAGCAGATTGTGGGAATGCCCACCGGGTCACGGTAGGCCATCGGTTTGTAGCCTTCGTAATAGGAGACGACGGCGGTGGCGATGCTTAACGCCCCGGCCGTGACGCCAATAGCAATGCGGCTTTTAAGACTCATCGCTTGGCCCCCAGTAGTTGCGTAGTTGTTTCAGGTAGCGTGGTACTAGCAAACCGATTTGGAGCGCTAAGTAGAGTAGCGTTAGCACAGTGACCCAGTCGGCCGGGGTCATGCCGCCCACGTGCAGCAGCGAGACAATGGCCGGCGGGGCCAATTTTGCGCTTTCGGTGGTGACTTCAAATGGATGGCTCATGGGCTCCCTCAGCTCCAAAGCTGAATTTCTGGTTTCTTTGTTTCGCGGGTTTCCGGTGGTGGCGGTAGCGTTACCGGGGTTCCTTCTTTCAGTACCGGGCCTTGTTCTGCGAGGTGCGGGTTTAGTTGCAGCGTCTGTTCTGTTATCGCGGCGGTTTTGCCGTACATGCGGTAGAGCAGGGCGTCTAACGTTTCGCCCTGATGGGCGCGCACTACCCGCTTCATATCAGCTCGACCGTGGTGTGATTGCGGCCTGTTAGCTCTGCGATGGCCCAGCGGGCATCGGCGCGGTAGTCATCGGCGGCAAGATCCTTGGCTTCGCCGCGTTCGTCGCCTTTGCCGGTGGCGGAGGCGTCACGGTAGCGTTGAAGTAAATCCGCTTGGGTCTGCGCATAGACGGCGCGGGTGTAGAGAAGCTCTGTATCTCCAGGCGACTGCCACGGCTCGGGCGGTATGGCATCCCAAGCCATGCGGCCGGCTTGTTGTTGTTGATGCTGATAGTTGGCCAATTGGCGGTTGATATCGGCGACGGCGGCACGTAGTGATTGGCGGATACGCGCATCCGTTACGCTGGTAACACGCTCTTCTTCGCGGAATTCGTTCGGGTCGATATCCGGCCAGAATCCGTTGTTGTTGATGATCTCCAGCCTCTTGCTGGGTGGGTTGGCGGGGTGGCCTAGCATGCTCATGGTGACAACCTGTTAAAGAAGGGGGTGGGCGACGTTTCGAGCGACGGTGGACCGTTTCTCTCACGTCGCGCCCCCCTGACGTCGGCGGTCGACTCGGTTGGCCGCTAGCCCGGGGGCTGCGCGGCGGCGTTCTGTTTCAGTTCACGTTCCAGGCGTTCGAGGTCTTTCTTCACGCCAATGCGCTCATTGAGTTCGAGGGCGCGGGTCAAACTTGCGTGAGCTTCTTGCGGCTGGTGGGCGGCACGAAGCGCATAGCCCAGCGCTTTATGGAGCTTGGCGCGGATCTGGTCGTGCATATCGGCGCTTGAGGTAAGGCGTTCGACCTCGAGCAGGTGAGCGAGCAGGACGAGTGAATCAGCGTCTTCATCGTCCAGGTGCTTGAGCACTTGTTCGGCCACTTCTTCGGCAAGAATCGCGGCCGTGCCACGCTCGAATTGATCTGGCGGAGTGAGGCCATGCTTGATGGCATAGCGGGCGATGACAACGGCGCCGCCAATATCCCCCGCGTCGATCCGCCAGAGCATGATGCGCATGAGCACGTCATCCTGGGCGCCTTGCCCGGCTTCCAGAACGCCGGCCACGTACTCGGCGTAGTTGGGCAGGATCTCGCGCTTGATCTCGGCCTTGCGCTCCATGGACTGCGTGGCTTTCAGGCGGCGGTAGTCTTCGAACAGGGCGGCTTGCATGAGCTCATAGGCTTCGCCCTGCATGGGGGCTTCGCCTGCGTCCGCCGCCGCTTTCGCGGCGGTGACGCGCTCGAAGTGTTTTCGAATCGAGCTGACCATCGGTTACTCCCCGGTACCGGTGTCGGTGTCTTTCGCCGGTGCATCGACGTTCTCGAGCCCTTCGAGCAGGCAGCCGTAGCCGTAGTCTTCGACGACGTAGGCATCGTTGGAGCTTTCGAAATTAACGATGCGCTTACGCTCGGGCTTTTCGATCAGGTGGCGACGGCGGGAACCTTCCTGCCAATAGATGGAGAGGTTATCGAGACTGGTAATGAAGACGGTACCGTCGGGCATGAACGGCACTTGCATAGCGTTGAGTCCGCCCATCCGCTTCTGGGCCATGATCACGTCAAGCGCCTGGGCTTCGGTGGGCTGCTCCCATTTATTGATCTTGGGCAAGTATTTTTCAGTCATCAGCGAGCGCCCTACCAGTGCGACCAGATCGGTACTATCGCGTCGCCAAGGGTCGATAAGAGAGTTGACGGACTCGTAGATGAGGGCATCGATGTTGGCGAACTCCTGGCCCTCACCGATTTTCACGCCGTTAATAACGCGGGCAGCTGCGTTGTTGCGGTACTGCTGCAGCCAGCCAATGTTGACGTCTTCCAGCAGCGGATTCTTGACGCGATCGGTCTGTTTGGCAGCGGTCCTGCCGTTGAGCCCGATCATGATGCGGTCGAGCGCTTGCTGGCGAACGATGGCATCACGAATGCGTGCCTGAAAGTCGCTGAACTTGGCCCAGGCATCGAGCTTCGCCCAACTGATGAAGGTATCGAACTCAGTCGATAGACACTCGTAGTCGTGCTCTTCGAGGTAGGTCGGATCGACCGGGCTACGGTCACGCTGGTTGACGTCCGTACGGCCAGCGATGGGGCCGCTCACTCCCAAACCGAGCTTTTCACCTTTCAGGTCACGAACGCCATACATGTTGACCTGATTCAGAAACCCGCTGGATTCCTGGATCTTCGATTCGAGCGTTTGCTGAATCGTAGGGTCGACTTCGAACGAGGAATAGGCGTCGCCGGTTCCGTTGAGTTTGGCCAGTTTGGTGGCGTAGGCGCTGAACAGTTTTCGAGTTTCGTTGCGCATGAGCGTCTCTTAGCAGTCGGTTTCGATGGTGCCGTCGTTGCCGGTGGCGGGCGTGCGCGGCTGGCGGGTCGGGGTGTTATCGAGCTTGCTGTACAGCGCGTCGAAGTCTTCCTTCAATGCGTCGTGGGCACTTTGCAGCTCGTTAAAGGCGGCCTGGGTCGGGCGCTTTTTCAGCGCTTCGCTGAGTGATTGATGCTTTTCAACGAACAGGCCCAGGGTTTCTTCCAGGTCAGCGCGGAAGGCGGCAAAACCGGCTTCCGTTTTGGCGTCCTGCTTTTTGAACAGCGCTTTCACACGTTCGGCCAGCGTCGGGCCTTTGTCTTCGGGCTCTTCATTGAACGAGAGGTCGGTTTCTAACGCTTCGGAAAACAGGTTTTCCGGGCGCTGTTTGCGGGCGGCCAGCGGAGAGTTTTTGCCTTCGGCAGCGCTGAACTTGAGCATGGACGTGCCAAGCGAGGCCGGGGAGTCGGTGACCGCTAGGCCCACCAGGTAAGCTTCGCCGGAGTCGGCAAAGTCGAGATCCACTTCCATGGAGGTGTAGATTTTCTGGCGTTTCTCGACCATGGCCTTCAGTTCGTCGGTCGGGTCGATCTCGGCGTATAGGCCGAGCTTGCCGTCGTCGTCTTTCTCGGTTTTGAGAGCCGTCACATCGCCGTAGGCTTTGAAGGGGCCATCCGGCAGCATGCCTTTGATGTGTTCCATGTTGACCCGGCAACCATAGTTATTGGGGTCAAAATTGGTGGCCATTTGAGTGAGCCATTCGGCGCTGATGGTACGGCCATCGGTGGTTGCGCCTTCTTTTGCAATACGGTGCCAGGGCATTAGCGGACCTCGGTTTGGTAGGGGCGGTTGGACTGCCGTCAGGTTCCGCGTGTAGCGCGTTTGACTCAACGCTTGGGCGTTGTGCGAGCGAGGCAAGACAAGGTGAGGCAGGCGTCGGCATCGAGCGCGGCGGGTACGCTGGCGACATGACACCTCAAGCGCACATCAACGACGACCATCACCGCCTTTCTGCTCGCCATCTCTATTGGATGGGGTGGCGGATTGCGCGTATTGCTGAATTTTTGGACCTGCCGCGGGCGACCATCGATAGCTGGAAAAAGCGCGATGCCTGGGACGACGCCACGCCCACCGAGCGGGTAGAAGGGGCGTTGGAGGCGCGCCTGGTCCAGTTGATCTGGAAGGATCAGAAAGAGGGAAAGGATTTTAAGGAAATCGACTTGCTGGGCCGCCAGATCGAGCGATTGGCTCGGGTCCACAAGTACCAAGGTAGCGGTAAGGAGAGCGACCTAAACCCCAACATCGAACGCCGTAACGAAGGGCCGAAGAAAAAGCCCACCCGTAACGATGTGGGTGATGAAGGCGTTATTCAGATCGTCGAGGCATTCGAGGCCTCGCTATTTGATTATCAGCGCGGCTGGTACCGGGCGGGACAGCACGAACGTATTCGCAATCTGCTCAAAAGCCGCCAGATAGGTGCTACCTGGTATTTCGCCCGGGAAGCCATCGCCGATGCCATGGAAACCGGCAAGAACAAGATATTCATGAGCGCGAGTAAGGCTCAGGCGCATATTTTCCGACACTACATCGTGCAGTTCGTGAAGGAAGTGACCGGGGTGGAGCTTAAGGGCGACCCCATCATTCTCGCCAACGGTGCAGAACTCCACTTTCTGGGTACCAACGCTAAGACGGCCCAGGGCTACCATGGTGATACCTACCTAGACGAATACTTCTGGATTCACGGTTTCGAGACGTTTCGCAAGGTGACGTCGGGCATGGCGATGCACAAGAAGTGGAAGCAGACCTACTTCAGCACGCCATCCTCCGTGGCCCACGAAGCTTACCCGTTCTGGACCGGTGACCGGTTCAACAAACGCCAGAAGAAAGCCGACCGGGTGAAAATCGATGTTGGCCACGCCGCGTTGAAGGATGGAGCGCGCGGTCCGGATGGCCAGTGGCGGCAGATAGTGACGATCGAGGACGCCATTGCCGGCGGCTGTGATCTGTTCGACATTGATCAGCTGCGCCTTGAGTACAGCGATGACGAGTTCGCAAACCTATTGATGTGTGAGTTCGTGGACGACACGCAAAGCGCCTTCCCGCTGGGCATGATGCAGCGCTGCATGGTGGATAGCTGGGATGCCTGGCGAGATCTGAAACCGTTCGCCCCGCGGCCGTATGGTGAGCATCCGGTGTGGGTGGGTTATGACCCGGCAGGTGATGGTGAAGATGGTGACGGCGCTGGCCTTGTCGTCGTCGCGCCGCCCAAGACGCTAGAGAGTAAGCACCGCATCTTGGAACGTCACCGTATTAAAGGCCGTGATTATGAAGCCCAGGCTGAGTTTATCCACAGCGTGACCCGCCGCTATAACGTCACCTTTATCGGTATTGATACTTCTGGCTTGGGGGAAGCCGTGGCCCAGTTGGTCGCTAAGTTTTTCCCTACTGTGACCCGATACCGCTATACCCCGGAAATGAAGTCGCGCCTCGTGATGCAGGCGCAGCAGATCATCAACAAGGGCCGCCTTGAATTCGATGCCGGCTGGGTGGATCTCGCCCAGTCGTTCATGGCGATCCGCCGCGAGTTGACAGCCTCGGGCCGTCAGATGACCTATACCGCCGGTCGCAATAACCAAACCGGCCACGCTGACTTGGCGTGGGCCACCATGCACGCCTTACACAATGAACCTCTTGATGGTCCGGCCGATTACGGTACGGGCCGATCCTTAATGGAGATGTACGGATGAGCGAAGCGGCAGTAGTGCCAAAGCCACGGGTACGCGTGCCCGCTTATGATGTGACGAAAGCAAGCGAGACAGCCGCGCCGGCAAAGGCGGAAGCGTTCAGCTTTGGCGAGCCGACGCCGGTGATCGATGGTTATGATTTTTTCTACACCGGCTGTTGGATGCTGGGCAACGAGTGGTATGAGCCCCCGGTAGATCTGCCCGCGCTGGCCCAGACCTACCGCGCCACGGCGCACCATGGCTCGGCCATTCAGGTGAAGCGCAATATCCTGGTGCGCTCTTTCATTCCCCATCCGCTGTTAAGCCGCCAGGCGTTTAGCGCGCTGGCCACAGATTACCTGGTGTTCGGCAATTGCTATCTGGAGAAGGTTTACGGCCGCCTGGGCAGGCTTTTGTCATTGAAGCCGGCCCGGGCGAAGTACGTGCGCCGTGGTGCAGATCTAAGCCGCTATTTCTGGGTGCCCAGCTGGTCAGACCGTAGTGAGTTCGACGAGGGCAGCATCATTCACTTGCTGGAACCGGACATCAACCAGGAAGTGTACGGCGTGCCCGATTACCTGGGCGCGCTGCAGTCGATCTATCTGAATGAAAACGCCACGCTATTCCGGCGCAAGTATTACCTGAATGGCTCCCACGCGGGCTTCGTGATGTACGTCTCTGATGCGGCTCACGATCAGACCGATATCGATGCCATGCGTACTGCGCTGAAAGAGTCGAAGGGCGTGGGCAACTTCCGCAACCTGTTTCTTTATAGCCCCAACGGTAAGAAAGACGGTATCCAGATCATCCCGATCAGCGAGGTCGCGGCCAAAGATGACTTCGCCGCCATCAAGAACATCACACGCGACGACCAGCTCGCCGGCCACCGTATCCCGCCTCAGCTGATGGGTATCGTCCCCAACAACACCGGCGGTTTCGGCGACGTTGAAAAAGCCGCCAAGGTGTTCGTCACCAACGAGCTCGAACCAGTACAAGCAGTGTTCAGTGAGATCAACGATCTGTTGGGGATGAACGTCATCCGATTCAGGGAATACTCGCTGAGCTCCACGCCGGAAGAGCCGCCGATCATTTAAACCTGTTGACCATTACACGCCGTCCACATGGGCGGTTTTTTTTATGCCTGGCACAACGAGCGGCCACCGCCAGCCCCCACGGCGCGCCATCGGACCCCCGCCCCGCCTGCGCGCTAAATGTAGTTGTTTTTATGCAGTGTTGCGGTGGCAGCTCAAACCACGCCAATACTAGGCGGAAGGGCAGTTTTAAGGGAACAGTTTTTTATGCGTTTTCATGCGGATTTATGCAGAAACTGCTATTCATCGTCATAGGTGTTTTCAGGATCTTCAATCGAAGAAATTATCTCAGAAAGGCTGCCTGAAAATGTTTTTCCACCAGTTCCTTTCCACTTAGCAAAGTTGCCCGTCGCGTCATTCGAAAGGTGAAACTGACCAGGCAGGCTAGGTAATTCGACCGGTGTTTGTAGCTTATCCAGCATGACTACTTTTTCTGCATCCTCTTCGGAGAGGTGCAAAACAATATCTTTTCCTGGGCCATGCTCTGGATCGAAGAACTTAACCGCTACTACCTTTGAACTCAT